GCGCAAGCACATCCCAAACAACCCGCAACTCACCACAGCATTCAACCAGTTCCAACACAGCATGTATGTACACCGTGTGCTGTACAAGTATCATGTCAGCGCACTCCCACACACTATCCACAAGCCACGCATGCAAGCACACCTTGTTCGCATCCTGCGCAACAACCCGCAACTGTTAGTCAACGTCGCACACACTCCCACAGCGCACATGTAGTGCGCTTTTTTTAAATAAAAGGTTGACATCAGTCCAATATGATCATACACTGTATGTATAGTGAAGTTAAGGAGCGAAACATGCACATCAACGACGTATACGCATTACGCACAGAGTTAAGCAAAGTGTTAAGCAACGAGCCAGTAGACCGTACAACAGTACGAGCTCTATTAAGTGCGGCCTGTGACGAGATCACACAGTTCGAAAAGCACCTCTATGATTTGGCAGAACGAGAAGAAGCACGGGAGTTGTACTCATGAACATTATGGAAATGCAGAAGCTGGCAGAACGCGGCATGGAGTTCCTAGCATACATGCAGAGCTTTTATTCAAAGGATCATGGTGGTGTCTATGCTGACGAGACTGACTTCACCACAGAGGAAATCGTTAACGGCATCAACGAATATCTCAAGGACGAAGAGAACTACCGAGGCATCATGCAATACGGTGCTGACACAGTGGACCGTGAGCGAGTAAGACTGATCATTGAACTGGCACGAGAAGGAGTAACTGTATGAAAACCGATACTGTGTTAATAGTGTTGTTTGTTATTGCGTTGATAGCGGCAGGACCACTGTTGGCGTTGTGGAGTGTGAACACACTGTTCAGTACAGGCATTGAGTACACATTCATCAACTGGTTAGCTGCATTTGTGTTAATGGCCATCATCAAAGCACGAGCGACTCGGTCATGAGAGTATTAGCAATCGCACTGTGTGTAATACTAGCAGGTTGTAACAGTGTACCTGAGCGTGAGCCACAAGAACTATTCCAACAGATCCCCAACTGGGACGGAGAAGCAGCTAAAGTATGCTGTGGCTACAAATGGCCTGACTGTCTTCCGCATCAAACTCCACGCTGTTAAAAAAACTGCTTGACAACAGTCCAAAATGATCTTACACTGTATATAACAGTTAAGCAATTGGAGCGTAAACAATGCAAGCACACAACATCGCATACCGTTATGTAAACGCAAACGGACATACTGTAACAGTAATCAAACCCAAAAAAGATCCTAAACGCATTACAGCACACATTAAGGGCAGCACAAAGCATTGCGGTAAAACAAACAAACTTGGTCAAGTAGTGTAAAAAACTGCTTGACAACAGTCCAAAATGATCGTATAGTATACATATAGTAAACAAAACGGAGCGTAACACAATGTTAGTACACGAACTAGTAGCACAGCTGCAAGCACTTCCACAGCACTTAACTGTAACAGCATTCTCGCATCACAAAGCTGAGGAACTTGAACTGTACTCAGCGGAACTGTTTGAAGCACTTGGCACTGCGGGCGACGACGACTACATTCCTGAATCAGTAACACTACACTTTGATGTGTAGTTGACTTGACTTGAGGTGACTTGAGGTCACGGTGGTGGGGGGTGGTGGTATATAGTGTACGCTAGCGTATGCTATATGCTAGTAGTAATACTCCCACACTCGCACATATTTCTCTCCCCATGGTAGCAAAACACCACCCAAGAAAGATAAGTACTCCTTTTAAAAAAACTGCACTGCAAATTTTTTATCACTGTAGACCCATTTCGAGCTATTGTGCAGCTGCTAAATAACTACATGTTATACGCACTATTCATAATCACAGTCACACTAAACGGATACTCTGTACAACTGCTTGACAGTTTCCCCACAATGCAGTCATGCTTTGAAGCACGAACCGCCATAGTACACACGCTAGGCAAGCCAGTGGATAACCATTATCAAGCAGTGTGTGTAACTCGTGAGCTGTAAACGCACAGCACACGCTGTTACACGCAGTCTTAGAAGCCAGTAGCGACAGAAGAGAGCTACAGGAAATCTCTAGATTTCCTCAATCATTCCCGGCTCCCTAAACAGATCAGCATATACACTATCCATAATAGTTCACATGCTAAATACTACTGTGCATATACACTAGAGTCTCATTCGAACACAGTGTAACTACTTGCTTGCAGTGTATAGCTAATTATGAGAGCGAGTTGCAGGCCAGTGTATATGTACTACTTACACCATAGAGGATAAACATGTCACAACAGTACTTGATAGTAAAAGCCAGAAACACAGTTACAGGTGCTACACAAAAACAACAGGATCTAACCGGAGTTAGATTCACAGTTGGCCAGCGAAGTCTAGCTGAAGATCAAGCGGTGCGTTTTGCGGATTCACTGAGTGGCAGAACTGGCGAAACGTGGGTTGGCTTTGTAGAACAGTACACACCCAGTGTGCGTAGATCATAACAAGATTGGAGTAAACGCTGGATAGCGACTCATGTACAGTACTACCATGCTAGCGTATCTGTCTGGGTAGTCTAGCAACAGCGTGTTATGACTGTTCTGATACAGATACAAATCTAAATCAATCATTATATCCGTGTTTACCGAGAACGTGTACAGATCCTGAGCACACTCTAGGATTGTGTTGTGATAGTTTAGCTGTATTATGTACATACAGTATTTATGGTGGGAGATTGCTTCTAGCGGCTGCAAGCTTCGCTTGCTAGTAAATTACCGCTGCCCCTTCGGGCTGAAAAACCGCGGCGGCTTCGCCTGATGACTTCGCATGCTTTTTAGCTCCACAAGAGATAGTATTCTGATATCATTCCAGGATCAAAAATTTCCAGTGTGAGTCTTGCTCGACTGCTCTGTCGTTCTATTATGAGTTGACAGCGTCCCGTGCGTTCTTGTTGTTGTATCCACTGTATGCAGTCTAAGCCAGTTTCTCGATGATATCGAGGCCAATCTATATCTAGGTCGGGTGTGCTTTGATCTACAGTATGCCATTTGGTGAGCGGGATCAGTTTAGATTTCATCCTCATCGCCGCCCATGTTGTTTAGGATCTGTCTCAGCTTGGTAGATTCTACTGTGGCTTTAACTTTGCCAACGCTTTTTCCTTCGCTCGGATCTGCTCTTGTCTCCTCTTCTTGAGTATTTGTTTGAGTTTTTCTTTTGATCGAGTCGATGATTGATGTTGATCCTCGATTGCCGCCGTTGGTTGATTCTGATTCGTCTTCATCTAGGTCTGTGATCCTCAGTGTGTCAATGTCAAACTCTAGGTCAATTTTTTGTCCTACACCGCTTGAACTACGTGTTTTCATTAGCTGTAGCTGATAGCGTCCACGTTCTCGCATAGCACGGCTGGTAAAGATACCTATGACATTGTCTGCTGTTTGTATTTTACTTAGTCCGCCCGAGATGTGACTGTGATCAAACTCTACTTCTTCTACTGCGCCTCTGTTCAGCTGTGATGCAGTTACAAACACACACTGTAGTTCCATGGCTAGGTTTCTAAGTTCTTCTGATACATACTTGTCTTTGATAAACAAATCAGCTGGGCTTACTCGTTTCGAAATAGGCATTAGCAGATCTAGATAGTCTACCAACAGCACATCCACCTTGCGATTCATTTGTATTTCATATTCTTTTAGATAACTGCGTATGTCGTTTGCAGTCTTGCCCGAAGGCATATACTTGACCTGCATGGCACCTGACTTCTTGCCGATCATCTTTACCTTCATCTCTACATCATCTAAGTCTTTAAAGATGTTGCGAGTGGTAATGCCTGTGACCATACTGTCAACACGCATACTGACCAACGGCTCTGAAAGCTCCAGGGTCAAGTAAACCACATTAAGGCCTTGCAGTGCCCAGTTAACACCCAGGTTGGCTAAGAACAGACTCTTACCAGCCCCTGAACCGCCTGCGAATATATTCAGCTCACCCCTGTTCATACCCCCGAACAATTTGTTGTCCAGTGCCGCCCACCCTGTGCTGATCTGCCCGTTCTTGTCCTTGAGGCCCATCAATCTTGCTCGGGGGTCAGCAAAATAATCAGTACCCATGTCTCGGGCCAGACCAATCTGCACTGCTTCTTTTACTAGGGACTCCACCTGACCATACTCGTTTTTCTCTAATAGATCGGCACTGGTAAGGATGGCTCGCTCTAGAGCCTTGTGGCGTGTGAACTGTTCGAACTCATCCATAAGCCACTGTGTCTGGCCCTCATTGATTTCTCCAGGGGGTTCGAGGTCGGTTCTGCAACTGGCATTAACCATTTCGCAGTCAGGCAGACTGCTATACTCTTTGCTGTACACATTGATAAACTCTGCGGCTTCTTGCAGTTTTCTATCAAACAGACTAGCGTCAAAGATACCTTGACAGCGCACAAATGTTTCTGCATCTGCCAGCATCATCTCTAGATAAAGTTTTTGTATTTCGTAATCGTAATTCTTATTCATGTGTGTTTATTATACAAACATTCCAGTGCAATGTCAATATACTTTTACTCCGTAATGGGTTGCAAAATCTCGTGCGTGTTGTTCAGTGTTTACCATAGGCTGCCCTTTAATGTTAAGACTGGTGTTTAATAACATAGGGCATCCTGTTTCTGCATGCCATGCTTCTAGTAGTCTACGAAAGCCTGGATTGTCTGTTTTGCTTACAGTTTGTACTCTGCTTGTGCCATCTGCGTGTACAATAGCAGGGTATAGGTCAGGATGCTTACACATAGCCGTAAACTGCATGTAAGGGCCCGTAGCACCGTCGAAATACTCGTGGGCATGTTCTGCCAGTATCGCGGG